GTATATGTCTTATTTTTCAACGCGACAACACCGTATATAATCAATTTTTGTAAAAATGATATAAATATATATTCGAAAATACATAAAGAGGTTAATGACAAAATATAATAATAAAAAACGTTGTAAAAATACAAGACAATTTCGTTCTTTTACAGACATAAATAATTACAATCGGTTTTTAAAGGACTTAGATAGCAAAAATACTAACAACCCGATACATGAAAATGACCAATTAGATATTAAGCGGATTGTAAAAGAAAACAATAAGATGTTTTATGAGACGAACTGTAATAGCAAAAATGTAACGGGTATTAGCGAATGGGAGAAATTTTTAATTGCGATTGAAGGTATAATAAACCCAGATATGTTCGAAGGTTCTTTAAATGATAAACCTAAAGATCGCGATAAAAAGGAGGAAGAGCAAGAAAAATATATTATTAAGGAAAAGGTTACTATTGACACGCCTATTAATAATATTGCTGACTTACTGGCTCTTATTGAAAAATATCCAAATGATAAGCATATTAAATACAATATAAATATGAAATCTCTACATAATATTAAATCCCCTCTGACAGAGTTGAATAATATGATTGGGATGGCTTCATTAAAAGAGAACATTGTAGATCAGCTACTATTTTATATTCAAAATCTACAATCAGATAATGGTAATAAAAATACCGATTTCATGCATACTGTCATTTACGGGTCGCCCGGAACCGGTAAAACGGAGGTAGCCAAAATTATTGGCGAAATATTCGCTAAAATGGGGATTCTAACAAAGGGAACCTTTAAGAAAGTTACTCGTTCGGATTTAATCGCTGGTTATTTAGGGCAAACCGCATTAAAGACCAAGGATGTTATTACGGATGCTTTAGGAGGTGTTCTATTTATTGACGAAGCATATGCTTTAGGAAATGAGGAAAAACGTGACAGTTTTGCGAAAGAGTGTATAGATACCTTGTGTGAAGCATTAAGCGATCATAAAGATAAACTAATGGTTATTGTTGCTGGTTATGAAACCGAATTGAACGACTGTTTCTTCAATTATAATCAAGGTCTAAATTCTAGATTTACATGGCGTTTCAAGACGGATGATTATTCTGGCGCTGATTTATATAATATTTTTATTAAAAAGGTTCTAGATAACAAGTGGCTAATAGCTGAAAACTCTAACATAAGCATTAAATGGTTTGAAAAGAATAAATCGCATTTTAAATTCTATGGCCGAGACATAGAAACGCTATTCGCTAAAACAAAAATAGCTCATAGTCGGCGTGTTTTCTGCTTAGATAAAAGTGTGAAAAAACACATTACACTTGAAGATTTAGATAAAGGTTATGAAATTTTTTTGAAAAATGAGGATTCTGCGAAGAAAGAGAAGGAACGATTTAAAACAATCATTTCCAGTATGTATGTTTAAGTGTAAAATCAATATTTTATTGTGTTGTATTTACGAAATTGTTTTTTTAATATAATACATATGTCTACTAAAAAAACAATTCAAATCAATCCCGAATTATTCAGAGTACCGGGAACAAAGACAAGAAAAAATCGTGAAAAAAAGGAACTGTCAATCAGTCCCGTAATAACACCAAATAATCTAAAAAATAAGCTGTTAAGACGTATTAAGGAACACAAAGCAAGAGAACTATTAGCAAATGAACCTAGAAAAAATGTTGCCGCGGTTAATAGTAACACGAATACAAATATGGATGAATTCTCGGGAGCCATGAGTTATTTATCCGATATAACAAAAAAACAGAGACTACAAAGGGAACTTCATAATAGGACTATAAAACATAAACCAATTGATTCGATAGTTACAAATCACAATATTTCGCTTGAATTACCGGCAGAATTATCGGAAACCTTTTATCCTTCTACTACTAATGATGTGTTTAATGTAAATTACAGAGTGGACGATACAGTTCCATATGGTTGTTTAAAAAATGGTAAAAAAAAGACATATAGAGAATGGAAAGAACTAACAAAAGAACCGGATATACCAGATTTGGTGCGACCTCCGACACCGCCTAAAAAAAGACCCAATGTGCTATTAGAAGGTGCGACTATAATAGCAAATCCTAGCCCTAAATTAGCAACCAGTAATAATTTGGTACCAAGTCAAAATCAATTACAAAATCAATTAGTATCCATTTCTAGAGAAGAACGTCTTGAACAGATTAAGAATAAACTCAAACGTATTCAAGAACAAGAAATGAGTGATAAAGAAAGAACTTTGCGTGAATTAAATAAAGTGGAAGAGGAAATAAATAAAAAATATGCGCAACCTACTCTAGATTTGTTACCCGATTTCGATAAAAACACAACGGTGTATCCAGATATCTCGGAACTGCTTAAGGAAAAACAAGAAATGGAAGCTAAGCAAACACCCAAAACCTACATTAAAAAGACCGTAAAACGCAAATTCACGCTTGGTCGTTCCGATAAATCAAGACACGTATCCGTTTTAATTAAGGACAGACAAACTAGGAAAAACATAATCAACGTTCAAAAGGAACTGAAAAAGAAAGACATAACGGATGTGCGTAAATATTTACGTCAACATGGCATTCTTAAAGTCGGAAGTACTTGCCCTCCCGATATAATAAGAAAAATGTTCGAGTCCGCATTAATGGCTGGAGAAATTACAAATATAAATAAAGAAACGCTGTTACATAATTTTCTACATAGTGAATCCGGAACTGCGAGTTTGAAGTAAATAATTAGATAAAAATCTTTTCTTCTAATAAGATAAATGAATGAATTAAGAGATGATTTACCAGAAAATATTAAACGTTTTTTTAAAAAAATACAAAACTATTTAGATACCAAATTATATTTTTACGGTTCCGTAACACGTGCGGATTATGTCCCCGGAAAAAGCGATATTGATGTCGCTATTTTCACGGACAACGAGCACAGTACAATCAGCAAATTACAGCACGTCTTACACGTTAAACGTGACGCGTTTGAAAAAATAGTTTGGAAATTAAACGGAACAATGATATACGGGTACAAAATAAAATGTGAGAAATATACTCATATTAATTCCGAAATATCTATTTATAATAATGATTTTAAAACTGTTATATTGGATGAACTAACAAAACCTCTACAAAATCAATCTTGGCTTGTATTTATTCTACTTTATTTATTAAAACTATTCTATTACAAAATTCCATTGCTATCAAAGGACTCCTATATGAGATATAAACGTAAGATTCTAAATGAAATCATAGCAAAAAAGGAGTCGGTATTCTTTGTGATGAAACCGAATAATCATTAGCATCAATGATAGAATGACAGAATTATAGACTTTAAATCATGTTGAGCCTTTTACAATAATATGTAAATAAGATAAAGATATATTATTATTTAATAATATGTCTTTAATAAAGGAATATTTCGAAAAAACTAAAAAACATGTGGAAGAATACGGCGCACTAACAATAGTGCTGATTCAAGTAGGTGCTTTTTTTGAAGTGTATGGACTCAAAGATTCTGCTACTGATAGCATCAGTGGGTCAAATATAACAGATTTTTCCCGCATATGCGACCTCAATGTAGTGGATAAAAAAGTGTGCTGTGGCGCAAATCCAGTTGTAATGGCCGGATTTAAAGACCATTTGCTCGATAAATATGTCAAGAAGTTACAAGACGCTGGATACACGGTTGCTGTATATGAACAAGACGAACAATGTGCCAATACAACACGTAGTTTAACGGGGGTATATTCGCCCGGTACCTATTTTTCCAATGACAGTGAACAAATTACTAACAATACTTGTTGTATTTGGATTGAAACCAAAAAGATGATTAAAAATAAAATTAATAAAATGGTCGTATATGTGGGTGCTTCTATCATTGACATTTATACCGGTTCTACGAGTATGATGGAATACAATGAAAATTACATGCGGAGTCCTACTACATTCGACGATTTGGAACGTTTTATTTCCATTTATAATCCGAGCGAAACTATTATAATTTCCAATTTATCAGCCGAAGAAATAGACGATATTGTTAGTTTTGCCAATATCAAAAGTAAATCCCTCCATATTGTTAGTTTGACAGTTTTAGAATCCGAGACGAGGAATGTCCAACGCGCGCTCAATTGTGAGAAACAAGTGTATCAGACTCAACTCTTAAACAAGTTTTACAACATTACTGATTTGGCCTCTTTTATGGAAATATTCAATGACAATGTATACGCTACGCAATCCTTTTGCTATTTACTCGATTTCATTTATCAACATAACCCAAATTTAATATATAAAATCGAAGAACCTAAACTGGAGAACAATAGCAAACGTCTGGTTCTAGCCAATCATTCCTTAAAACAGCTCAATATTATCGACGACGACAATTACAAGGGTAAATATTCATCGGTTTCGAAAATGTTGAATGAATGTATTACTCCTATGGGTAGACGCCGGTTTACCTATCAGTTTTTAAATCCGACTACCGATGAAGAGTATTTACAGACCGAATACGACATTATTGGACATTTAATTGCTGATGAAGAAGATTATCAAGTTATTAAAATTATGTTAGTTCATATCAAAGATGTAAGCAAACTCATGCGTCAAATTATGTTACAGAAAATCAGTCCGAAAGCATTGTATCAATTGTATGCTGGTATTTGCAGTGCCAAGTTACTATACGATTTTATTGTTAGTCGTGAGGACACGTATTTGGTGGAGTATTTGAAGAAAAAGATTGACGGATTCTTGGATTTGTTAGTTGATATTTCAGAATTGACCATTTTTTTCCAAGACAAATTTATTTTAGAAGAATGTAAAGAGCTGGATAGTCTTCAAAAGTTGGACAAGAGTTTTATTAAAGAGGGCGTTGATGCGACACTTGATTTAAAAATGAGAACACTCATGGACTCTCAAGACCAATTGGAGGCTTGTCGCGCTTATTTTAATTCCATTGTAGAAAAATATGAAACCGGTACAAAAAAGAAGAGCTCTAAAAAATTGACTACAGATGACGGAGTCGAAGATGATTCGAAATCCTATGTAAAAATCCATGAAACCGAGAAAAACAATTTTAGTCTTATTGCTACGGATCGGCGATGTAAAATCATCGAAGAAGTTACGAAACCATTAAAAACTGTTACACTAAAATACAAGTCTAGCTTTTCGGGAGAAATCAGCCAATTTGTTTTATCTTTGGAACTAGAATACAACAAACAATCCAGCGCCAATAAAACTGTATCCAATAATCAGATTTACGCTCTGTGTAAAAATGTGGGAACCATTAAAATAAATCTGATGGATACAATTGTTAGTGTATATCAAAACACTATTAAGGCGCTACAAGAATATCAAGACAAGATTAACAATATCATTCATTTTATCACCTATGTCGATTTAGTTTATGCCAAAGCAATTATGGCTATAAAATATGATTATTGTAAACCCGAGATTGTCGACAATGATTGTAATGATAGTAAATCATTTGTTGATGCTACCGATTTACGACACTGCTTGATCGAAAAAATACAGCAATCGGAGCTATATGTTGCGAATGATATCAGCTTGGGTAAAGGTACTGACTTTAGTAAAGGTACTGACTTTAGTAAAGGTACTGACTTTAGTAAAGGGACTGACTTTAGTAAAGGCAATGAGAAAAAGAATCTCGATGGCATCCTCTTATACGGCACCAATGCTGTCGGCAAAACGAGCTTCATTCGCGCACTAGGTATTTCCGTCATTATGGCACAAGCGGGTCTATATGTACCCGCATCCAGCTACAAGTATAAACCATATAAATACATCTTTACCCGCATTCTAGGCAACGACAATATTTTCAAAGGTCTATCCACATTCGCCGTAGAAATGTCCGAATTCCGCACCATTTTGCGTCTAGCAAGCAAAAACAGTTTGGTCTTAGGCGACGAGCTCTGCTCCGGCACCGAAACACCCAGCGCTATCAGCATTTTCGTCGCCGGCATCCAAGCCTTACACAATATCGGCTGCTCCTTCATCTTCGCTACACACCTCCACGAAATCGTCCATTTCGACGAAATTGTCGCCCTACATAATGTAGGCATGAAACACATGAGCGTCATTTACGACAAGGAGCGCGACTGTTTGGTTTACAATCGTAAGCTTCAAGACGGACAAGGAACAAGTATGTATGGTCTAGAAGTGTGTAAATCGCTTACATTACCGGCGGATTTTCTGGAAAACGCGTATAATATTCGTATGAAATATTATCCGGAGATGGGTACAAGCGTACTAGATTTAAAGGGTTCGCATTACAATGCCAAACACATTAGCGGTGGATTCTGTGACAAATGTAAAATAAACGTAGCAGTAGATGTTCATCATCTACAACATCAGTCGGACGCCAATGAGAAGGGACTTATAAAGAAGGGTGGGTTAACTTTTAAAAAGAACAATGCGGCCAATTTGATTAATCTGTGTCAAAAATGCCATGACGAAATACATAAATCCGATAAAAAATATAAAAAAACCAAGACAACGAAAGGGTTAAAAATAGAAGAGATATAATGAACAAGACGATATGATGTTCTAGATAATATAATATTTATACTTAGATATTCAAGTATATGTATATTAGATGAATTATCTATTTATCATTTTATTTTACCTATTTATCAATTTATGTATAAATATTGAACCTAGTAATTGTTTACATTTATCAAGCCAGCAAATCAATCGTATTGTTGCGCTAATAAAACAAAATAGGTTGGATTTAGAACAGCGTGAAAAGGTAAATTATATATTATACAAATCTTATGAAAAAATGGCTGCCAAAAAAGCACTAGATTTCAAAACCAAGCATTATTTCAAATGTAGAAATATACAGAAGCAAGATTTGATTTTGTGTAGTAAATTTGGGCTATTCAAGTCGATTCGAAATTATAACGGTCATTCTCATTTCATATATTTTTCAGATTTGTATATAAAACACGAACTACTAAATGTAGTAACGCAATATTATTCCTTTAGTAGTATACCCAAACAGATACGTATGAAGAGCAAACAACACTTTTCTCAAAACGATTTACTAGACTATAAAAATAAATTAGTTTTAACACTTATTAATGAAGACAACATGTATATTTTAGATGAAATTCATAATGAAAAACGGACGAATAAAATAGAAACACAAGAAAAAATTATGGAAATATGGGGGAAAATAGACAGATTAGACGCATTTTCAAAAAGAGTCATGTATCTAAAATATGATGAAAACTTTACTAAATTGCGGAGTAATCAAATTATTGGCGATTTGATGTGCTGTTCTGAAGAAGCTATTCGAGTCAATTTACTGGAAACTATGAAACAACTAGTATAAAAACTACTTAAACTGTATCCGATAATAATAAATATGAAGCGATCATTATTATTATCTATGGTTCAAACCGACAAAATAATTACCAATTTTGATTTCCCGGCTTGTAGAAATTGCGTTTATTACCAACCCAATTATTATAACTCTGATTTTACATCCCCGCTCAATAAATGTAATAAATTTGGTGTAAAGGATATAATTACGGACGAAATCACATATAATTATGCGGATATGTGTAGAAACGATGATACTAAATGTGGTAAAGAGGGCAAGTATTTTTTGAAAGAGGCCAAGATAAAACTGAAAGTTTGGAAGCATTCGTTTATCAGCAATTTACCGCGTAACATAATATGGGGCGTCTTATTTATGTCTATTATAGTAAATATACATAAAGCATTGTGTTTTTAGTATTTTCTTTGTCTTCTTGTTTTTGGTTTCATTAGACCAAATACCTTTCGGGTTAATCGCTGTAAATAAGGGACAGACTCTTCACTGGTTTTAACGACCTTGGAGCCCACATTTTCCAATCCGGACTTTAATTTGGGCATGTATTTCTTACTAGTGGATTTTACAAGTTGAACACTGTTATCCAAAGACTTGTTTACGAAGTTTTTTCTAGATCTGCGATATCTACGATAACTACGACTTTTATGGTGACGCATTTAATATATGAATAGAAAAAATATAAATATATATTTGTAATAAATTATAATGAATATATATCGTTGTGAGATTTTT